CCGGTGCAGCGCCCGCAGGGGTAGCAGGATCAACACGTAGTAGCCGACCGCGATCAGGACCGCGATCAACCCCTTGAGCGCCACCGCGTAAACCCAGCCCGGCATCACCCATTCCCAGCCCGCCTCGTGCGGGCTTTTTGCTTTCCGGAGCCTACCACATGCCCAGCTTCCGCCTCGTCGACAAGACGCGGACCTTTTTCGGCAACCAGGCCCAGCTGCTCGCGGGCGGCAGCCTCGTGTTCTACAACGCTGGCACCACGACGCCGCAAGACGTCTATGGCGATGAGGCGCTAACCGTGAACAACGGCAACACCGTCGGCCTGGACAGCTCCGGCCGGCCCAGCGTGGATGTGTGGGCCGACACCACCGACGCCTACTTCATGGAGATTTACGACGCTGCCAGCGTGAAGCAGGGCGAACTCGACAACATGAAGGTGCCGGGCGGCGCGGGGCAGACGATCCCGGTCCCCAACGACGGCGAATACCTCTCGGGCGATGGGACCAACATCCTTGCCGTCTCGCTCGACGGCAAGCTCCTGCCTGACATGGCGGGCAACGCCAACAAGATCCTTGGCACGGACGGCTCGCTTGCGAGCTGGATCGCCAAGCCGGCGGACGGCGCCGCGGGCGTCTCGGACATCGTCATTACATCGGGCTCGGTGAAGTGGAGCAGCGGGTCAAGCCACACGTTGCAGCAGTACGCCAGCGACACCGTCACTGGCACCAACAGCCTCGAGGTCTCCAAGACGATCACCTTCCCGACCGCCTACAGCTCGGCGCCGAAGGTTCTCGTCACCGTCACTGGCACCAACGCCAGCGCTGCGAGCAACGTCGAGGTACGCACGCGCGTGTCGGCGATCAGCGCCACGGGCTTCACGGTGGTGTTCTCCAATCGCACCGGCGGCTCGTCGGCTGACCTATCCGGGAACGGCCTGCTCACCGGCACGGTGTCGTTCAATTGGGAAGCCATCGGGCCGACCGCGTCGTGACGCTCCCCAACGTCGCCCAGGCCGCCGTCGACGACCGCGGTCACTTCGTCGCGTCGTGGCGCAACTGGTTGGCGTCGATCGAACGTGCGGTATCACAGACGACCGGCAACAGCACCGACGCCACGGCCGCTATCGCCGCCATTGCCACGGCGCTCGGCTCGCCAGACGGCTCGGTCGAGAACATCCCCGACCAGAACTGGCTCGCGCCGTTCGTCATCCGTGGCACCGGTGGCATCAGCGTGAGCGGCACGCCTGAGTCCGGCTCCGTCCTGATCAGCGCGAACGGCAGTGGAACATCCATGCCTGCCGTCATGGCGCGCATTTTTCTGAGGGGCTGACGTGCTACTCAAGTCCACTGACACATTGCAGGTATTGCTCGCGGGCACGGTTGCGGCGAATCAAGCGCAATTTGTCGCGATGTTCGTCGACATCGCGACCGATTGCACCACCAGTTCGCCTAGCAACAGCAGCGGCACGACCAATAACACGACGGCCGTCTCGTGGGTGGGCTCACCTGCACCCGACCAGGTGCGCGACGTCCAATACCTGTCGCTCTACAACGCGGACACGGCCGGCATCACCGTGACGGTCCGGCTCAACGACGGCACCAACACCCGCATTCTGCAAAAGGTGACGCTCGCCACCGGCGACCGCCTCGAATACACGCGCAACGGCTTCACGCTGATCACTGCGGGTGGCACGTCGGGCGGCATGTCCAACCCGATGACCACGACGGGAGACGTCATCACGGGCGGCTCCTCGGGCACGCCCCAGCGGTTGGCCGTGGGTAGCACGGGCCAGAAGCTCACTGTTGTGTCTGGCGCGCCTGCGTGGACGTATACCTACGACACCTGGGGCATTTCGGTGTCGGACGAAACGACGGCGATCACGACTGGCACCGCTAAAGTCACTTTTTATGCCCCTTACGACGGCGCGTGGGACGAGGTCTACACGGGTGTGTCGGTGCAGTCCACGTCAGGCGTGGTGACGACCAACGTCAAGAAGAACGGCGCGACGATCTTCTCCACCAAGCCCAGCATCGACGCCACCGAGGACACCAGCCTGACCGGCACGGTGGCTGTTCTCAGCACGACCACGTTTACCAAAGGCGACAAGATCACGATCGACATCGACGCGGCCGGCACCGGCGCGGCGGGGCTGAAGGTGTTCTTTCGGGTCCACTACTGATGTTCCTCCTAAGCCCCTATCGCTTCGGCAACACCCCATCGGATCCCAACTTTTCCAATGTCGTCCTGTTGTGCCACATGGAAGGCGCGAACGGAGGGGCCACGTTCACCGACAGTTCTTCCAGCGCCAAGACCATCACGGTTCTAACGGGCACGACGAACAGCAACACGCAGGTCAAGTTTGGCTCAACATCCTGCTTCATAACCGGCTCCGACTCGGGCGGCCTGTCCCTCGCGTCCAGCGCGGACTTCGGCTTCGGTGCCGGTGACTTCACGATTGAGGCGTGGTGCTATGCGACCAACGTCACCTCGCGTCTCAATACCATTTTCGACTGCCGCCTGAGTGGCGCGACGGGCGTTCAATTGTTCATCGGGGGCGGCGCATATACCGTTGCAGCAAGCTCCATAGGCTGCTCGAGCAATACCGGCATCCTGGCAACGGGAACCGGCGTGTCTGCGAATACTTGGCTGCATTGCGCTCTCACCCGCTCCGGCACAACGCTCCGGGGCTTTGTGGGGGGAGCGCAGGCGTTCAGCGTTACCGACTCGCGGACCTATGCTTCCTCGGCTGCGGTCTACATCGGGCGAGACCCGAATGGGACGTCCCTGCAAGGCTTCGGCGGCTACTTGGACGACGTGCGCGTGACCAAAGGTGTCGCACGTTACACCGCCAATTTCACGCCGCCGACGGCTGCATTCCCTGATCACTGATGCGGGGTGTGCGGAAGTAGCGCTCCACCGTGTAGTAGCTGATGGACGCCAGCGCGAGCGAGCCGGCCAACGTCAGGCCGAGGTTCGCCTGCCAGCCCCATGCCTCGGGCACCATGAACGTCATGGGGTAGTGGAACAGGTAGACCCCGTACGAAATGCGCCCGACATAGACGAGCGCCGGCCGGGTGACGAAAGGCAAGGGCGTCAGGTTCGACAACAGCAGCACGCAGGCCGTCGCCGCCTCGGCGAACGGGATGCCCGCCGGAATGCCTAACCCAAGCGCAAGCGTGGCTAGCCCGAGCAAGGCCAGCGGCAGCCAGGACGTCATAGGGAGGAACGCGAGCAGCGAACCGAACACCAGGCCCGACATGCGCGTATCGAAGCGGAAGCCATCGGCCGGCGCGATCAGGTGGGCGGACGCCCAGAGCGTCGTCGCGACATACAGGCCCAGCATCATCCACACGGGCCGGCGCGAGCGCATCACGACGGGCAGCAGGGCGGGCCAGAGCAGGTAGTAATGTTCTTCAACCGCGAGGCTCCACGTATGCGCCAGCGCGCCGGGCGTGCCACCAAAGAGCCAGCCGTAATCGGTGAGGTAGAGCAGCACCCGGCCCGCGCCCGCAGGCGTTGCCCAGCGGATAGCCAGAACCAGGCCGACGAGCACACACAGGGCCGGGTAGAGACGCCGCGCACGGCGCAGGTAGAACGCCCCGAGCCGGATGCCGCCCGACTCCTGCTCGCGCTTGAGAATCGAGGTGATGAGGTAGCCGGACAGGACAAAGAACACGTCCACGCCCAGCTTCCCGCCGCCGAGATACGGCACGTCGCAGTGATACGCGACCACGCCCAGCACCGCCAGCGCCCGTATGCCATCCAAGGCCGGGTTGTATTTCATTCGGCGGGGAATGGATCTGTCGGCTGCGTGAACTGCAAGTCGTAAGGGACATAGCCAGGGTCGCCGGGATGGCTGACCTTTACGTCCGAGATGAAGCCGTAGTGTGCGGGTGCCTCCGTGCGTCGGATGCAGACTTCATCGACCCGGTCGACCTCTCCCTCCTTTAGGCGGTAGGTCACGGTCATGGTGTGCCAGCCACTTTCCGGCTGGACCTTGCCCATCGCCGCGGCTTCGGCGTGCAGGGCTTCCAGTGCGCTTGTCAGTTTCTCGTTCATGCGCTCACCTTACCGCCGCCCCACGCGGCTGGCTGTAGGAAAACCCTGATCGCCATTCCAGACTTCGCCGATCCCCATCGACGGGGACAACGGAGCACAGTAGGCGCACCGGCAACGCGCGGGCCTGTGGCCCACCCACCGCGCGGGCCTCGTCAGGGGTGACGGGGCTGCCGGGCTTTGAAGGGTGAGACGGGCAAAGGCTGCACAAAAACTGCACAGCCCGTTTTGCCAGAATCGCCTAAGTGCTTGTGCCGGAAGAGAGATTTGAACTCTCACGACCTTGCGGCCGGCGGATTTTGAGTTCATGGCGCTACCCGGAATCCTAGGTTTTATGCGGGTTTCAGCGGTCTGAAACGGACTCAAACGACCCAACGACTGCACAAATCCTGCACCGCCTTAGGCCAGCTTCCGCACCGCATCGGCGAGGTGCGAGGGCAGCAGGTGGGCGTACCGCTTGGTGACGGCCGGGCTGCTGTGGCCTAGGAACTCGCCGATGGTGTGCAGGGGCACGCCCGCCTGCGCCAGCCACGACGCGCAGGTGTGGCGCAGATCGTGCCAACGGCAGTCGATCCCCGTCTTCTGGCGCGCGGTCGCCCACGCCTCGCGGATCTGACGATCCCCGATCTTCAATGGCAACGCTTCGGCGATGGCCTGCACCTTCGGGTGCAGCGGGACCATCTGAAGCGTTCGCGTTTTTCCGCTGCGGTCCAGCCGCAGAAACTCCCCTTGCACGTCATGCCGGGTCAGCCTGAGCAGGTGTCCACGCCGGATGCCCGTATACGCCGCCAGGCGCACGTATGCGGCCGCCGCAGGGTCAGGGCACGCCTTGGCTAGCGCCTCGACCTCCACGAGCGTCAGGAAGCGTTCCCGTGGCGATTCTGGCAGCAGGGCAATCGCGGCCGGACGATCCAGCCAGCCCCACTCGCGCCATGCCGCCCGCGCGATCTGGCGAAGGATGCGGCCCTTGTGGTTCACGGTGGCCGGGGCTTTGTCGATCTCGGCTTCCTTGATCTCAGACCACACGGTGCCGACCTCCGTCAGCTTGCGCCCGTGGATGTACGGGAGCAGGGCGCGGACGTGGTTTCGGGTTTGCCGCGCCGACCGCAGGCGGGGGACGTGTCCTGTCAGCCAGCGTTCCACGGCATCGGCAATCAGTCGTTCTGGCTGCCGACCAGCCGCAGCGTCCCGGACCTTGGCGAGCCAAGCCCGTTCGAATGCTTTGGCGTCGGCGAACGTCCAGTGGCGAGAAGTCTTGCGATACGTTCGTCCGCCGTAGCAGACGGTGACTTGATAGCTTCCGTTATCTCGCTTGGCGACGGGCATTGCTGGCGTACCTTGCGGCGCGCCCAAAAGGCGGCCAGGTCGGCGGGGTGGATGCGGTCGGACTTGGCGCTGGAGCCTACGCGCGTCACGGCGAGGTCGCCAGCGGCAATGGCCCGGCGCAGGGTCTTGGTCGAGCATTCACACCGCTCGGCAGCCTGCGCGACGGTCAAAAGGCGTTCTGCTGCGCTCATCCTGCCATCCAGACGTGGGCGTGGTGGGTCATGCGCTTTCGATGCGAATCCCAATGATGGCCGCTAGGGCTTGCAGGATGTCGCCGCCATAGCGGCAGCCCGATCCGTACCCGCCATCGCCGAGCGGCTTGATGTCGCCATCGCAAGCCAGTTCGTTGTCCTCTGGCGCGTCTTCGGCATAAGGGTCGCTCTTGTAGAGCGTCCAGCAGTCGTTATCGACAATCGCCACGCAGCCGGGGTTGTCGCGGATGATCTGCACAAGGTCTTTCATCACGTCTCCTTCGCCTCCGGGGTGGGGCGGGCGGTTAGCGCAGAAATCTTCGCGAGTGCGTCAGATCGCAGGCGGAAGATCAGCGCGTCCTTCCCTTCGCAGGCGTGCATATATCGGCGCTCGCCCTTCGGCTTGCACTGGATGCCGAACCACGTCTCGTTCGTGGTCAGGTCAACCCACTCCCGGACGCGGAAGCGCGAGCCGCCCAATGTCCAAATCTTCTCGCTCATCTCACTCCCCACCAGGCACGGGAACCAGCGCGACGGTTTGGCCGCTGATTTTTTGCGCGTCTATCGGATTGTTGAGGTCGAAATAGACGGTCGCCGCGTGGATAAGCGCCCCTTCCTTGAAGAGGCCGCACGCACCAACCGCCGCCCCCTTCACCCGTTCCTCCATCCCCCGCAACCGCTCGTAATCGGCGAGGAGGTTTGGCAGGGCGTTGATGACTTCGATAATCAGCGGTGCATTGGGTGCGCCAGTCGCTTCGTCGTTGGTGTATATGGCGGCAACTTCATCCACGTCCGCGTAACGCCCCTCCGGGCCACCGTAGATGTTGCCGTTCTCGGACCAGTGCCACGGCCCCGGCGTCGCCTTCGCAAGCAGCTCCCGCAAACGTTCTACGTTGATATCGCTCATGGGCGGTCCTTAAGGGCGGCGTCGATGACGGCGTCAAGCGTTGCGCCGTGCCAGCGGTTAAACCCGATCGGCGTGTTCGGATAAATCTGCAGGGTCCAGATCGTGTTGGTCGCCTTCATTCGCTCAACCTCGGCCGGTTCCTCGTCGGCGAAATCCTCGGGGAATTGCTCGATCCAGTCGGCAGCCGTCATGTAATTGGTGGCATGCTCGTCGTTGCGCGACAGGGTGAGGCTGCACGGCGTGGCGTCCCGCAACCATCGCCACTTTTCCGCATCCCGCCCATCCCGCTCCCGCTGGGCCGCGAGTTGGGCGCAAGCCTCAAATTGCAGGCGGTACGCTTCGTCTTTCGCGGCAAGTTCGCCCCGCGCCTCCGCGAGCTGGGATTCGGCGGATTCGGCGCGTTGCTTCCACTGCGCTCCGGTCGCGTTGATTTCGTCGTACAACGCCAGTGGGATCACTACGTCCTCGGGGCGGCGCTCGATGTCCTCCCGCGCCTCCGCAAGCTGACGCTCCAAGTCGGCGATGTGGGCGCGGATGGTGTCGTAAGCCACAGTCGGAACCTCGGCGTAAGCAACGCCTCGATACGAAACCGGCTCTTTTCGCGCAGCATCAGCGAGGGCCAACGCCTCGGCCACGTCGGCGGGGGTGTCAGTCATGGCTGGGCTCACAGGAAATGTCCGATGGTGACGCCAATGGCGAGAAAGGCGGCGAGCCCGATGATTGAAACGCCGAGACATCCTTCCATTAGCCCGTTGTTTCCTTCGCGCAAGTCGGAGTCGATAGCGAAACCGACGATGAGGCCGAGCAGTACGATCCCAAGCGGCACGGCCCACCAATGCAAGGTGATCGTCATTTGCCTTCCCCCTGGTCCTGCGCGGCGGTCACGCCGAGAAACGTGCATCCATTCACCTGATCGGCCCGCGCGCAAACTACGCGCACACCTCGCACCGTCGCGTTGCGAAGTTCGCCATGCTCGCCAAGGTCGATGAGGCCATCCACCCCGCTCGGCCCGCTGGCGAGGAGGTCCCGTGTCGCGTTGCACTTTGAGCAGTAAAGCGCGCCGTCCAAGTCAATCTCAGGCTGCCAACGGTGATGACACTCCCCGCCCTGCACCTGCGGGCTGGCAAGGGCAACACGAAGCGCGGCCGCGATGAATCGCTTATCGCTTTCCGGGTACACCGCCTGCTCGGGGAACGAACCCATGTCGCACGCGCTATAGGCCGCCTTGCAGGCATCCACGACGAGCGCATCGAAGGCAAAGCCCTCCGGCGCGGCCTGCGGGCTGGCGGTGAGGGCTTCCAAATCATCCTCGTTAACGCAATCGCAAAACCCGGCACCGCCACCCAGCGATGGAACGCCGCATTCCCATCGGGTCGGCGTATCAAACTGGACGAATGGGTTTTGCGAACGCTCAAGCACCGTGCCGACCTGTCCGGCGTCGCTATGCCGCTGGGCCACCAACAGGCGCACCCGGTCGCCTTTCTTGAACTTCGGTTCCCTGCTCATCGGCTTGCCTCGGTCGGGGTGGCGTAGAGGGGGAACAGCTCGTGAGCCGTCGCTTCTGTGTTGGCACATGCGCTCTGCCATCCCTTGCGTTAGATAAACCGCATCAGCCCAAACTCGTCCGTCGAGCACCAGCCAAGCCATCGGCTCCCCCGCCTGCTTCATCAGCTCGATCGCGGCGTCCAGCGCACGCACCTTGTCGAACGCGGTCGGGCAGACCATCGCCGCATAGGCATTGCGGATCGCCTCCAATACAGCGACGTGGGCCGCCTGGTGGGTGGTCATGGGGTGGCTGCTCCGATGTTGGCGAGAAGCGCGTCAATTTCGCGACGGTGCGCGGCGCACTTGCGGGTCGGCATCCATGATGCAGCGGCCTTAAGCAGCGGGACCGCTTGCCGCCGCCATTCGATCAGCTCGCGCACGGCGGCTCGCGCTGCCACCATCTCGTCAAACTCCGCCACCGACAAGGCGAGTGCGAAGCGTTCGTGATGCTTCGAGAGCACCGTCAGCACGTCAATTCCCTTCCCACTCATGGCGACTGCGGCTCCTTGAGGTTGGCGGAGGTGGCGAGGGCGATGGCGTCACGAACCTTCTGGCCGACGCTGCCTTCGTGCGGATCGGCACTCGGGTCGATCATGCAAATCAGTTCCAGCAGATCGCGCGCCTCAATAAGCGCATCCAACAGCGTCGGCGCGGCTGCGATCAGGCGGGCATCCGCTTCTCCGCTGTTGCTGCCGAACTCCGGACCGTCCTGCCCGTCAACCGTAGCGCGCGTTGTTTTGTTCCAGACGTAGGCCAGTTGCTCGACGCCTTCGGCATCAACGCGATAGCCGCCAGCGTCATCCCACGTCGAATACTTGTGCGGCGGGTCGTAATGAAGCGACCACGGCCCCGGCGTGTGCTTCGTCTCATTGCGCTCCATGTGCGTTCCTCAGTTAGCTGCGCTTCGACTGGCGGGCGCGCATGTTGCGGCGCTTGCGGGCGTGGCGCTTCATTGCGGCCACGGAGATATGGCGATTCCGGAGCTTCGGGCGCCACGGACGCGCTGGGCCGTCATCGGCATAGGCGATAGGCGTCCAAGCAGGGCCTCCGAGAGCAAGGCCGGCAGCCGTCAACATCACAACTCGGGTGGACATGTGCGTTCCTCAGGCGGCTTGGGTTAGAAGGGCGGGAGATCGTCGTCGGCGAAGTCATCGCCGGCCGGCTGCGCCTGGCGCTGCGGGCGCTCACTCCGTACCTGACGTGGTTCGCCGCGGCCATCCGCCTTCCCGCCGAGCATCTGCATTTCGTCCGCCACGATGTCCGTCGTGTACTTCTCGACGCCGTCCTGCCCCGTGTACTTGTCGTAGCGGATCGAGCCCTCGACGTAGCACTGCGAGCCTTTCCGCAGGTACTCGCCGGCGATCTCGCCGAGCTTTCCGAAGAACTTGACGCGGTGCCACTCGGTGCGCTCCTGCGTCTGCCCGTCCTTGTCCTTGCGGACAGATGTCGTGGCGAGGCGAATGGTCGTCACCGCCATGCCGCCCTGCGTGTACTTCGTTTCAGGGTCGTCGCCCAAGTTGCCGACGAGGATTACCTTGTTGATGCCGCGTGCCATTTATGCCGCCCTCTGATAAAGGTTAGAAAGAATTTGCTGCGCTTCGCCCCACGCGCTTAGCGTGTGGGCCTGCAGTTCGGCGATCTTTGCCTCGTCGCGCTGCACTCGTTGCACGTAGAGATTCAGCGGCGCGGGGAAATGCGGGTTGTAGGAAACGAAGTCCCACCAACTGCGGCCTGTTACCCATAGACCGCCTTGGATCTGTTCGATGTGCTCGGGAGGCAGGCCCTCACGCAACGTCGTGGCGTGGACGACGATCGACATCGGGCACTTGATCTCGCCACCGCCATCGTCATCCACGAGAAAGTCGGGAGACGCCCCTACGAACGGGTAATCCGGATGCCGGATGAAACCGCACTGTTCGACCAGTCGCCCCGTGCGGGCTTCGTAGGCAGCCAGCGCCTCGGGCTCCATCTCTTTGCCGTAAGCAAGCGCGCGAGCGTGTGCCTGCTCAACGGGCCGGCCCGTCAGTATCTCGGCCACCACGCGGTCGATTTGCTCGAGTCGCATTTGGGGCGCTGGCTTCTGCTGCCCCTTACGCGGGCCGGACTTGAACTTGACGCCAGGCTCCCACCACAACGAACCAAGAATCGAAGCGGTAAAGCAGCCAGCCCGTTCGGCGAGCCAAGCATCGTTTCCCTGGTTCGGGTTGCCGCCGTCCATTAGCGGCGCTCCTTCTTGAGTTCCGCCTTGCGGGCGCTGTGATAGCTGCGCAGGCGGGAAAGCAGTCGGGCGGGCAGGCCGGCGGTCGCAATCTCACGTTCCAGTTTTGCGAGCGCGACAGGACTGGTGCTGTCCTTGATTGCCGCTTCAAAGTCGGCGACCTTCGCCATGACTTCGTCGCTCACGCCGCTATTCGCGCCGTTGCCGTCGTCGTCGTCGCCGGTGCGTAGGTTGAAGATCATCAATGTGAGATAGCGGCGCGCGTAGGTAATGGCCGAGCCGCGGGCGTGGGTCGGCGTCTTGTTCACCGACCCCTGAATGCCCTTGTCATCCATTGGGTTGTCGTATTCGAAATGCTCGGAATGCCCGCCGACATGCTTCACCGTGCAGACGACACGGACGTGATTGGCGAGCGGAGACTCGGCGGTGCCAAAGCTCAGGCTGAAGCCGTGCCGGGTGTAGATCGGCGCGATCTGCTGGTTGATCCCATCAAGGGTGGCGTAGTCGCTGCTCGTCTGTGTGTTGTGGCGATCGCGCGCGATCATCGGCATTTCGGACTGCGCGGCTTTCATCGCATCTGCGTAGGCTCGCTCGGCCTGGCGCGCCTCCATGCGTTCGTGCATGGCAAACAGGCGCTCCATCTTCTCGACGTCTACGGATGGATCGGCGGCGGCACGGGCCACCGCAGACATCAGGGCGGCGCTGTCGTTGATCGGGACGATGGCCGCGGACGGCTGCGGCTCGGACTTCTGCAATGCGGACATGCTCTCTCTCCTTGAATCAGTGGAAGCCGAAGGCCAATGCAGCAGCAGCGGCCAGCAGCAGGGCAATGGATGTGGCGGGGCCGTACTGGTGGCGGCGGCGCCGGCGCGGGCCAGCCGACAAGGTCACGGCGTCGATGCCGTGCGCCAACAGGCGAACCTCAAGCCTCGCGTTCACAGCGGCAGCTCCGGCAGCAGCGCGTAGCCCTCGTCCTCGGCGGCGTCGCTCGCCTGGTCGTGCAGGTAGACGGCCATGCGTGCGCGGATCAGGCGGCCGAGTTCGGCGTCGTCGTGGTGGCGGTACGCGAGCCACATGCCCTTCGACGGCTTGTTCGCCGCGTGCTCAAGCGCGTCGCGCAGCCTCGTGTCGTCCTGCTGGTACTGGCGCACCAGTTCGGGCGTGCGCTTGCCGACGAAGTCGGCGCGGGCGTGGTCGCGGGCTTCTTCTTCCGCTTCGGCGCGCTTTTCCTCGTCGGTCAGCGGTTCCGGCTCCGGAAACATCCGGTTGAGCTGTTCGAACACGGGCCACAGCGGATTCAGGACGGCGGCGTTCATGGCGTCACTCCAATGACGTGCAGGAAGTCGCGCGGGAAGGCGACCATCCAGCAGAGAAGGGCGGACAGGGCGTAGCAGGCGAACATCGCCAGCAGCTCGTCGGGGGATTCGGGAAAGGCGCCGCGGTTCATGCGGCACCGCCGGGCAGGCACACCGGGCGCATAGCGATCTGGCGCCAGCGGAAGTAGCGCGCCGAGCGGTGGCCGATGCCCGCCACCCGCGCCCACGCCAGCTCGGCCAGCGGGTCACGCTCGGGGGAGTAGGGACGGCCCTTGGCGCACGGGTTGTGCGACAGCGACCAACGGCGGCGGCTTGGCGATTCCAGCCGGCCGGCTTCCTCGTTCCACTGCTGCTGTGCCATCCCCCTGCCTCCTGCCGGCGGGTCGCTGCCGGCTTGGAAACAAGATTAGGCGCTCCTTATTCCATTGTCAATAGGGGTTCCTAACTTTTTTCGTTCAGGCAAAAAAAAGGCCCGCTGGGCGGGCTAGGGAGGTGAGCTTATTCGCCGGCTTCGCGACGGAAGGTGGGGCAGCCTGCGTGGACGCGCCGCAGTTGGCGATCCATCTCCTCTAGGCGAGGAAGCAGCACGATCAACCTACGAAGCGCGGCGCGCTCTTGGTCCGTCAGATACGGCTCGGTCTTGACCGCGCGCCTCACGAACGGCAAAACCGTTGCGCTCATGACTCCGCTATCCGCGGTTGTGGTTTCTCCCTGGTGCTCTGCCGATTCGCTCACGCGCCGCCTCCCCTTCCTTCCTCAACCTGGCCTGTTGTTCAAACTCCCGCTCCTCATCGGGCGGTAGCCGCCCGCCTGCAAGTTTGAGGCGGGGAATCAGCGACAGCACCAGATCCGAAGCAGAACGGGCGGTGCGCGGGCCTCCGTGGTCGAGGTCGAACAGAAGCAACGTCACCGCCTCGTGAAGGATGTCGGGGGTGAGTGTCAACGTTTGCGACGCCGATTCCGATTGGGTGGATGAGTTAGCCGGCGTTGTGGTGTCTGACTTGTTCAACCGCATAGGACCATTGCCAGTTGACAGCCATTCCGGCCGCACGCCGAGCCGCTTTGCGGCCGCCAACAGGTTTGCGCCCTCTAGGCGTTTGGTGCGACCGGACAGCCAATCGGCCACGGAGGGAGGCTTGACGCCGCACGCGCGCGCCAGATCGACAGGCCGGACAACCGGCGGCCCCTTCATCGCCAGTTCTAGGCGCTCTTTAAGCGTGTTCCCCATCTCAGAATCGTAGGTGCCGACAAATTCGGAATGCCTATTGACTTCCGAATAAGGAGCCCCTAACCTACGTGCCATGAACGCATCCATCCGGCTAGCCAACAAGGTCATCAACGGGATGGGGGGGACCAAGGCGGTCGCCGACCTCCTCGAGATCAAGCCGCCCTCCGTGAGCGAGTGGCGCAAGACCGGCATCCCGAAGGCACGGGCCCAAACGCTGCAACTCCTGCGGCCGGACCTGTTCCCGCGGAAGCGCGAACGGGCGGTGGTCTAGGTGAGACGGATTTCCTAACACGCGAGCCTGCTCTGGAGAGGGCGGGCTTTTTTTGTAGCTGAACAGGGTTGTCCGACGCCGTCCGACGGTATCGGACACAGGGGGAAAGGGGATGGAGAAGCAGCAAATTCCGCTGTTCGTGGAGGACTACAACGAGGCGATCCGCGCCACGGTGCAGGCCCTCGGCGGCTTCAAGCGCATCGGCGCGGAGCTGAAACCCGACATGGCGGTCGACGCCGCGGGCCGCTGGCTGTCCGACTGCTGCAACCCGGACAAGCGCGAGAAGCTGGCGCCGTCCGAACTCGCCTACATCCGCAAGCGCGCCCGCACCGAAGGCGTGCACATCCTCGCCGCCTACGAGATGCGCGAGGCTGGCTATGCCGAGCCGCAGCCGCTCGAGCCGCAGGACGAACGGGCTGCCCTCATGCGCGACTTCATCCGCGCCCAGCAGGGCATGCAGGCCATCGTCGCGCGCATGGAGCGCATCGGCGGTGGGGCATGAACGACTGGACCCCCGACCAGCAACGCGCCGCGCTGCGAATGAAAGCCGCCCAGCTGCGCGAGGTGACGCTGCGCTGCGATGACGCGCTGCACTTCGCCCGCGAGCGCCGCTTCGAACAGTGGCGCCAGGACACGGTCTACCCGCAGGCGGTGAACCGCTGGCTGGCGGTGATCGGGGAGGGTGCCCGATGAGCGCCCAACTCGCCATCGACTTCCGCCGCCCCCATCGCCCGTACTGGCCGACCACGCCGCTCTCCCTGCACCAGATGGCCGGCGCGATCCGCCTGGCCGAGCAGCAGGACGAGGCGGTCGTCGCCATCTTCCGCGCGCTGCAGTCGAAGCTCACGCCCTCGCAGGTGCACCGCGTCGGCGTCGCTAACGGGCGTCAGTGGCTCATCCAGAGCGTGCGTCGTTCGATGACCAACCTTGCGAACGCTGGAGTCCTGACTCACTTGCATGAATCCCGCATGGGGCCGCATGGCCGGCCAGAGACCTGCTGGCAGCTCCCGGAGGGCTCCTGATATGGACCGGGTGACACATCCGATCGGGCAGCGATTCGGAAAGCTGGTCGTGCTCTCGACATTCATGCGGGGCGATCGCTACTACACCTGCGCTTGCGATTGCGGCGCGACCACTGACGTGCGCCGCACTCATCTTCTCCGTGGAATGACCCAGTCCTGCGGCTGCCTGCGCATCAAGCATGGACTGCTTCGCAACGGTGTCCGGCCGGACGGCGAAGCAAGCTGGCGCGGCATCAAGTCGCGTTGCGAGAGCCCCAACGACAAGAGTTTCCGTCATTACGGCGGACGGGGAATCTCTGTCTGTGAAAGGTGGTCTCGCTCACTCGCGGACTTCCTGGCTGATATGGGACCGCGCCCGAGTCGCGCCCACTCCATCGATCGGATCGACGTCAACGGCAACTATGAGCCCGGCAACTGCCGTTGGGCTACCCCTACACAGCAGGCGAGAAATCAGCGCCGCACCGTGTTGAACGAGGAGTCGGCCGAACTCATCCGGCACCTGAGCCGCGAAGGGTTGAGTCACCGCGAGATATCGATTGCTTTGAACATCAACAAGAGCACGGTCTCAGGTGTTGCCGCTGGGCATTTTTGGCGGCTGGCGGGTTCGCAGGTTGCATGCCCCCAGCAGGACTCTGCGGGCGTGGCCGTGGAGGCAACGTGAGCGACACCTACACGAAGCTCTTTTCGTCCATCACGGAATCGACCGTGTGGGGCGAAGCGTACGCGACCCGGATCGTGTGGGTGACGATGCTCGCGATGGCCGACGCACAGGGCGACGTCTACGGCGCCGTGCCAGGGCTTGCCCGTCGCGCCAACGTGACCCTTCCGGAAGTCGAGGCGGCGCTGGCTGCGTTCCTGACGCCGGATCCCTACAGCCGCACGAAGGACGACGACGGCCGCCGCATCGAGGAAATCGAAGGCGGTTGGCACTTGATCAACCACGGCAAGTATTCCGCCATCCGGGGCACGGACGAGCGCCGCGAGTACAAGCGCCAGTGGGACCGGGAAAACCGCCCCAGCGGCCATGCCCGCTCAGTCCGACAGCAGTCCGACAACAGTCCGACAAAACCCGACAGTCCGGCCCCACCAGCACTAACACCAACACCAGACCTAAAAGAGCAAGAGCAAAAAAGCTCTGCTCGGCAGGCCGAGCGGTTCGCCGACTTCTGGGCTGTCTACCCGAAGAAGGTCAAGCGGAAGGACGCCGAGGCGCTGTGGACGCGCCGGAAGTTCGACGCCATCGCCGATGCGCTCATCGCCGACGTGCTCAACCGCGCCGCCAACGATGACGGCTGGCAACGGGGCTATGTGCCCGACCCGACGACTTACCTCAACCAGGAACGCTGGAACGACGAAGTGCGCGCTGCGCCGACCGCCCGCGCTGGGCCGGCAGCTCCGGCACCGAGCAGGGCGCTTCTGGCGATGCAGAAAATTCAGGGGGTGAAACGTGGACTGGCTGGTAATCGAGCTGACGAACGGACTAACGAAGCTGGCGTCCCTCGGCTTGGCGTGGACACCGAGCTATGACGTGATCGACGTGACCGTGGGGACGTGGCTGGAAGCCGTCACCATCGGCCGCGAGTGGGAGGAAACGCGCGACGCCCCGCGCATCCGCCAAGCGTTCGTGACGCTGGCGAATAGCCGCGAATCCTGGCCGGCTCCCAAGCATTTCCTCGACGCGCTGCCGCGAGTCGAACAGCGCGCGATGGGATACGAGGTCAAGCCGCTTACGCCGGAGCAGGCGGACGCGCGCATGGCACACATCCGCGCCATGCTCGACCAGCCCCTCCCGGAAGCATCTGGCCGCGAAGTGCCGGCCCGCCTGCGGAACACGACTGACGTCCGCGCGACGGAAGCGGCCCTGCGTGAGCACTACAGCGACCGCAAGAGCGCGGCGGCGGGTGACGCATGAGCCCGTCGCGCGCCCGTCGCTGCACGTCCGTTCCGCGCATCGCCCGCGCCTTGGGTGAAGCCGGCCCTGCGCTGCTCGCCCTGTCCGACACCGTGCTCGCGCGCGATGTCATGGATCGCTTTAGCGTCGGCCGCACAACCGCACACGCGGCGGTCGACCTTGCCCGCGCCAGCCGTCCCGATCGTTATGCGAGGGCCGCATGAGCCCGCGCAACTTCACCAGCGAATCCGGCCGCGCCGCGCAGGTGGTGCGGATGGCGGGCAAGCGCCGCGACGAGGACGAAACGTTCCAGCGCGCGAACGCGCCCGACCTCTACACCTGCCCGCACTGCGGCGAAACCCTGAGCGGTCCGCCGAAGTTCTACACCTGCCCGAACGTGCTGATGGGCGACGGCGAGCGGAGAGTGGCATGAACTGGCTCTGCCGCATTGGCCTGCACAAGTGGGTGGACGTCTATCGCTGGGCGGCGCGGACCTACTTCATGGGATTCCCATGCGGTCCTGGCTTTGCACTTGTCGCCGAAAAGTGTCGCCGTTGCAAAAGACGGAGGAAGGCATGAACGCCATGGTCAAGCCCGCCAAGCGCCGCAAGCCGCGCCACGCGCTGCGCGTCATCAAGGGTGGCTATGCGCCGGCCGATGCGAGTACCGCGGCGGTGCTGCGCCAGGGGCACCGCGTCGGGGACCTCGTGTTCGTCGAGTTCACGAAGCCGCGCAATCCCGGGTTCCACCGGCTCGCACACCAGCTCGGCGGCCTGCTTGCCGAAAACCTCGACGCCTTTGAGGGCATGGACTGGCACGCGGTGCTCAAGCGCCTGCAGATCGAGGGCGACATCGGCTGCGACCACATCGCGCTGATCTTCCCCGGCGTCGGCCCGGTCGAATACCGGCAGGCGCGCAGCCTGTCGTACGAGTCGATGGATGAGGACGAATTTAGAGGCGTGATCGCGGCGATGTGCCGGCATGTTGCGAAAACGTACTGGCCGACGTGTAGCGCCGACGAGATCGAGCGCATGGCGTCGTGCTGGGTGGAGGCCACCTGATGGGCCTGCATGCATCCCTCGGTGTCTCGCACCTCACGCATCGCAGTGACTTTGTGCCTATCGAGCGCGGGTCGAATGTCGCCGCGCTGACGCAATCGGTGAGCAACTGCGGCAAGAAGAGAAAGGGTGAACTTGCCGGCCATCCTCTGCTGATCGCCTACGCACGGTTTGTCGGATGGGCCATCGAGCAGGCGCAGTTCCCGACGCCAGAACGGGTGATGACGCGCTTCGGCATAAGCCGAGCGACCGCGTATCGCTGGCTGACGGCGCTCGCCGAAGCCTACGGCGTGGACAAGCCGAGACGAGACGGGCGGGTGACGGAATGAGATCGAAGAACTCCAAGGCGCACACCGCCGCCGAGTCCGCGCACATCGCGGCCGTCAAGTCGGTCCCGTGCGTGGTCTGCGATGCGCCGGCCCCGAGCGCCGCGCACCACATCGTGCAAGGGCAGCACTACACCACGGTCGCCCTGTGCTGGCACTGCCACCAAGGGCCGCAGGGCATCCATGGGGACAAAACACTCTGGCGCATCCGAAAGCTGGATGAGCTGGGCGCACTGAACGAAACACTGCGGAGGGTTAGGGGATGAGCGAGACAACGAAGCGGCACATGCTGCAACCGACGAAGGACCGCCTGCGCGACGCGCTCCGCAGTGCGGCGGACCGAATCGAACAGCTGCAGGCGAAGCTCGCCTGGTGGGAAGAACACCACGAGCAAGCGGTGGCCGACGCGCTGCTCGACAACGGCATGCCGCGCTGGCTGGTGCTGGTGCTGGGCGCGCTGGTGGGCGCGGGCGTGGTGGCGATTGCGGAGGCGCTGCTGGCATGAGCAGCCATAACGTCTCCCTTCCGTTCGTCGCCGGCAGCACACAGCGGCAGACGCCGACGCAGCTCGCCGAGTCGGCCATCGAGAACATCGCCCTCCATCGCCGGTACGGCCGGCACCGCAAGCCGCTGGTCTACGGAGTGGCAATGGATCCTGCGGGCCGCGTGGTCGTCGACCACCTGCACAACGTGCCTCCGGCCGAATGGCTGATGACGTGCACGTACAAGACTGACCCGGACGAGCTCGCCGAGCAGATCCGCGCCGAAATCGAGGAGCGCGCATGAGTCGGCCGACCGCGCAGGAATTTCACCGGGCGATGGACTTGGGCGGGCAGGCACGCCGCGCAGGCCACACGCAGGACCGCAACCCATACCGCAACGGACTCACCGACAAAGATCGCGTGCTGGCCGAGGCGTGGGTAGTGGGCTGGGAACAGGGGAAGAAGCGATGAGGGTCCGGTTCTATTGTGACGTGTGGGTCGGCATGGGGCCGGAGACGGGCTTCTATGCGCACTCTCGACCGATCAACCAGAAGCCCGAAGGCACGAGCCGCGTCGCGTTCGACGTGGAGATTCCCGACCGCCTCATCGCTCCGTTTGACGCCGCCGCCGATGCGGTCTTGGTGGCCGAAGATGAGTGATCTCCCGAACACCGAACAGATGCTCGACGACCTGTCGAAGCGCGAAGGGCTGGACACGTTCTGGCAGATGCTCGCGATGGGACTGCAAGTGTTGCCGCATGTCTTTAGCGATGACGAGGTAGCGATCATCGCCAAGCAGGCCGCCAAGCGGACAGGAGTCGGGCAGTGAGACGCGCTGCCAAAGTCGACGCCAACCACGCCGAGATCGTCAAGGCACTACGGTCCGCAGGCTGCGGCGTCCTCGACCTGTCGGCGGTCGGCAATGGCTGCCCGGACCTGCTGGTGACGCCTCCGGTGCATCCGTTCGGCGCGGTGCTGCTGGAAGTGAAGGACGCAAACAAGCCGCCGAGCGCGAGAAAACTCACGCCGGCACAGGAGAAGTTTCACCGGGCATGGAAGGGCCCGCTGCACGTAGTGACGTCGCCGATCGAAGCGTTGGCGGCGGTGGGGATCAAGGCGGCATAACCGAAGGGGGCGACATGGGAAGCGCGCTGTGGAGTAGCGAACGGCCGGAGTTCGTCGAGCGCGTCGCCAAGCTGGCTGGCGGCACGACGTTCCGGCTGCCTGGGGGCGGACATGGCACGAAGGCGGACCACCTGCCGGATGCGCACGCGATTGCGGCGGCGTTGGCCTACGGACGAGAAGGGCCGGCGGACATCGGGCCGGACGTGGCCTACTGCTGGGTGCTGCAAAACGACGCCTATCGGCACAAGGTCGTGCCTCTGCTGATCGAGGCGTTGCGGGGCCACGCTTTCCGGAGCGTGATGCGCTACCGCAAGCACGCGGCCGACGCCGCCTGGGCCGCGATGATCTGGAACCGCGCCGGCACGCGCCCGGCCGATGCGCCGCCGGCCTATGACCGCATGCTGCTGGTGGCCTGCGCCACGCTTGAGCGGAAGGCGTGGGATGCACTGGCCGCGGCTGAACGGGCCTACCGGCGCGGCGCTGTGGCGCAGACAGGGACTTGACGACGCGGTGAAAATCTGAAATCCTGCGTCGTGAAAGGAACCCGCTGCGCCTCACGGCCGGCGGGTTTCGTCGTTTCCGGCCCTCGTCGGAACAGCCGCGGCGCCTCTCTCCCGCCCCGGCACCCCTGGCGGCCTGTCGCATCCCCCGGCAGGCCGCCTTTTTATTCCCCAGTCCGGCATGGAGCATGCGCCTTGAACGGACTGTTCCCCGAGGACTCGGCGGCGCGCAAGACGTTCCCGATCTACTCGGGGCTTCTGCAGTATTTCCCCGCCGCGCTCGCTGCCGTCGCAAACCACAGCTACAAGGGCAACGAGAAGCACAACCCCGGCCAGCCGCTGCACCACGACCGCGCCAAGTCCGACGACGAGGCCGATGCGCTGGTTCGGCACCTGATGGAAGGCGACTACGTCGGCATGGCGTGGCGGGCGCTGTCCCTGCTGCAGAAGCATTGCGAGGCGCGCGGCGCCCCGATCGCGCCGGCGGCGCGGAATGCACGACCGCCGCTTAACCTGCCGGCAACGGACACCGGCGACTAACCATGGCTGGGCGGACGCTCTACGTCATCCCCGACACGCAGGTCCGTCCGGGCGACATCACCGACCACCTCGACTGGATCGCCGCCGACATCGTGCGGCGCAAACCGGACGGAGTGAAGGTGCTCGGCGACTGGTGGGATCTTCCCAGCCTGTCGAAGTATTCGCCGGCCGGCGGCACGGAAAAGGAAGGTGCGCGGCTCCTGGCGGACTTAGAGGCGGGCGAGGCGGCCATGAGCCGGCTCACCGTGCCGATCCACAAGGAAATCACGCGCCTTCGGAGTGGGCACCGCAAGCGGTGGGATCCCGAGTTCGATTTCTACGAAGGCAACCACGAACACCGCGCGGCGCGCTTTGCGAGCGACGACGCACGGTTCGAGGGTGTCGTCGGCACGCACCTGTGCAACGTCGAGGCGTTCGGCTTCACCCGGCATAAGTTCCTTGTCCCCCACGAGACGGACGGCGTCTGGTTCAGCCACTACTGGCAGTCGCCGCACAGCGACCGCCCCATCGGCGGAACCATCGACAACCGGCTCAACAAGCTGGGGTTCTCGTTCGTGCAGGGCCATGAGCAGGGCAAGCGGTACAGCGACCGTCCTCTGCCGAACGGCAAGCGCCTACACGGCATGGTGCTCGGTAGCTGCTATCTCGGGCGCGAGTCCTATCGCGGGCCCCAAGCCTGCAACGAGTGGCGCGGCGTGGCCGTGCTGCACGACGTGCGCGACGGCGACATGGCGCCGATGTTCCTCGACCTGCAGTACCTGTGCCGCGAGTACGAAGGCATGGAGTTGTACGACTACCTGCGCAAGCGGTATCCGGAACGGGATTGGAGTCATTTGGCATGAGCACCGACGCCGTCGTCCGCGAGATTACGCGGCGCGCCTGGCGTTTCGGTGTTTCGGTCCTGCTCTCGCCGGACTCGACGGTGGACTGCGACGGATTCTGGTCGCAGGGGTGGTTCGATGGCGACGACAAGAAACTTGTGGTCGGCACCGGCTGCGATGAGCAGAAATGGCTCGGTGTCCTGCTTCATGAGTATTCGCACCTGACCCAATGGGTCGAGCGCGCTCCGGTATGGCGCGAGGACGAGAAAGATGGCGCTGTCATTGACGACTGGCTCAAGGGCAAGTCGGTACGGAACGCACGCAAGGCGGTTGCGGCGCGCCGCGAGCTTGAAGCGGATTGCGAGCGGCGCACGGTGCGCCTGATTCGCGAGCTCGAGGCTCCGATCGACCTCGATCGGTACATCCGCGGCGCGAACAGCTACATCCACTTCTACAACGTCATCGCCGAAAAGCGGAAGTGGTACGCCCCGGGCCGTGGCCCGTACAGCGTGCCCGAAGTCCTGGCGGTCGCGAACCCAACGCTGGACGACGACTTCAGCAAAACCCCGGCGGCACTCCGCGCCGCGTTGCTGACCTGTATCTGAGGCGACCATGACCCCGGCCACGCTCATCGACGTGGTCATCGGGCCGACGTTCGAACTGCTGGGCCCGAAGTATGGCGGCGCGCACGCCGAGACGATGCTGGTCGCGATCGCGCTACAGGAATCCGGGCTGCGGAACCGCGAGCAGGTTGGCGGCCCGGCGCGCGGCTGGTGGCAGTTCGAAGTCGGCGGCGTGAAGGGCGTGCTGCATCACCCGCAGTCGTCGGCAAAGGCCGCCGAGGTGTGCGCGAAGCTGCGCTATCCGGTCGACAGCGTGCTCGTCCAACGCGCGCTATCGCACAACGACATTCTGGCCTGCGCGCTGGCGCGACTGCTGCTGTGGACCGACACCAAGCCGTTGCCGACCAACGAGTCGGACGGCTGGGCGTACTACCAGAGAAATTGGCGCCCCGGCCGTCCTCGGATCGAGCGGTGGGGCGAGTCGTGGGCGACGGCCGTGCAAGCGGTCTACAAGGACTGATTGCATGGATCCGACGCTGGCCGTGACGCTGGGGGCACTCGCTGTCACCGGGATTGTGTGGCTCGTGCGCCTCGAAGGGCGCCATAACGTGCTCTCGGTGCGCCAGGACGCCACGGAGAAGCGCGTCGACGGGCTAGAGGATCGGATCATCGCCCAGCTCGACCGGATCGAACAAAAGCTCGACGGGAAGGCCGACAAGTGAACATCCGTGAACGCTGGCATGCCTTCGTGCTGCGCCTCGATGGATCGCTCGCGCGCTACTACGGCTGGGGCCTGATGGCACTCGGCGCGGTCGTGCAATACGCCGCCACGGATACGACATGGGCCGCCTATCTCGGCAAGTGGGGCGGACTCGCCACGTTCGCGATCGGTTTCGCGGCGCAGCAGATCGGCAAAGCGCGGCGCGCTGACGAGATCAGGGACAGCTGATGTCCGAGTTCGCGCTCGTCAAGCTGCTCGGTGGCTACCGGGCGACGGCCTTCGCGCTACTTGCCGTGCTGGCGGTCGCGGCGTGCTTCTTTCTACGCGCAAATGAAGCCGCTGATCATCTTCGTGCCGATGCCGCCGAGCAAAGAGCGCAGAGCCTCGCGAGCGACCTTCGAGACACAAAAGCCGCGCTGAGCGCCGAACGAGCGCAACGCGCCGCAGCGGAAACGATCGCTGCCAAGTACGAACAGGACAAATCCAATGCCCAGGCTGCTTCGGATCGTGTTGTTGCTGACCTTCGCGCTGGGCGTGAGCGGTTTCGGAGCCTGTGGGCAGAGTGTGCGTCCCGACCGGCCGGCGGTGTGCCCGGTGCTCCCGCCGGCGCCAGCGAGCCTGATGGTCAAGCCGACGACCGAGCAGCGAGTGCGGGCCGAATTGTTCGCGCCGCCGCCGAGTGCGACGCCCAAGTCCGCGGGCTCCAAGCCCTGATCCGGGCGGATCGGCAGTGATCGTCCTGTTCGCGACCGGCGTCGCCCTCTCGGGCTTCGCGCTGTCGTGCGTGGTGATCGGAATTTACCGGCTGGTCGACCAGACCGGCCTCGAACGTGGATGGTGGTGACGCATGCCTGACAACTTCCTCGGACGCATGCCGCACCTGTTCGGGCGCTACTCGTTGCCGGATGTGATGGGCCGCCTGTTCCATCGCGACCACGGCGACACGCCGATGGCGCCGACGCAGTACACGGGCGGACTCGCGGGCGGCAGCTACATGCCGTCGAACTTCCCGCTCAATCCGCCGAGCACCAGCGTCAACTACACCGGCGGCGATCCGATGACGCCGAGCATGGGCACGCTCAATCCGGGCGCCGGCTACACGCCGCCGGATTGGTCGACGTACCTGCAGAACCCCGACCTCACCATCAAGACGGGTGACAACGGAGGCGGCACCAGCGCGGGGCACTCCACGGGTAGCACGGGCGGCAGCACCTTCACCGGCAACAGCTCGGGCGGCACGCTCGGTGGCGGCTATGCGGTCGACCCCTCGCAATGGGGCGCGTTCGGCCTTGGCGGTGACAGCGGCCCCGTCAATGGCGGCATCGGCTCCGGCTACGCGCTGCAACTGATGGGCGGCGGCATGCACGAGGGTGGCGGCTTCGGTGGTGGCCTCGCCGGCTTCATGGCGCGCCCGCAGACGGGCGGCGCGCTGCCCCCGCAGAGCAATGCGCCCAACGTCCTGACGGGTGGCGGCCTGCCGCCCCAGGCCGCGATGGCCGTCCGCACCGGCGGCGGTAGTCAGGTGCAGCAGATGCCGCAGAACCGCCTCGGCGGCTTCGGTGGTGGCTACAACTTCGGCATGGGTGGACGCCTGCGATGAGCCGCAGCACGACCGCCTACGCGAGCGCGACCAACCGCGAGCGCGTACATGCGCTGGAACTGTTCGCCGGCGAGACGACGCCGGTCTCGGTCGACTTCACCGCGATCCTCGGCGCCACGCCGGCGCTGTCGAGCGCGACGTGGGAGATCGACAACCCGACGGTTGCGGTGATGTCCGATGCCGTGATCGACGGCAACACCTCGCAGATCACGCTCGCCGCGCAATCGGCTGGCACCGCGACGCTGCGCTGCATCGGCGGCACGGACAGCGGCACCAAGTGCGTGCAGATGTTCGCGCTGCAAGTCGACGCGGCTCCGTACTTCGCCACGGACACCGCGGCCGGGCCGACCTCGCTCGAGGCCACGGCCGTAGTGGTCGGCGGTGGTGGTGGTGGGTTGGGTGGCGGCGCACTCGACGGGGGCGGCGCATGACGGCCTTCTACCTCCGCAGCGACACGACGGCGGCTTGGGCGGCGGCCAATCCGATCCTTGCCGCGGGCGAGCCCGGCGTCGAGATCATTTCGACCTCGCCGGCGCGCTTCAAAATGAAGCTCGGCGACGGCGTCACGCATTGGAACGACCTGTCGTATGCGCAGGCGGGACTCGCGGGTGCCACCGGACCACAAGGCCCAGCCGGCCCGACCGGACCACAAGGCCCGACCGGACCCGCGGGTGCGGATGGTTCCGGCGTGTCGATCGTCGGCTCCGTGGCGACCACTGGCGATCTGCCTGGGTCCGGTACGGCGGGGCAGGGCTACATCGTGCAGGCCGATGGGCACCTCTACATCTGGCCGGTAGGCGGAAGCGCTTGGCTCGACGTCGGCCAGATTCAAGGACCGCAAGGGCCCACGGGCGCAACAGGCCCTACCGGCCCAGCTGGCCCGGCCGGCGCGACTGGCGCCACAGGCGCAACGGGACCGGCCGGACCCACTGGCGCCACTGGCGCGACAGGCCCCGCCGGCGCAACCGGAGCTACGGGCGCCACCGGCCCCAAGGGCGACAAGGGTGACACCGGACCAGCGGGCTCGGGTGGCGACCCCACGTTCGACGGCACCTATGGCGCCGACCCCACGGGCGTGAGCAACTGCGACACCGCCTGGGCGAGTGCGATGTCAGCGGGCGTGCGCTTCCGGCTGCGCGCCGGCACGTACCGCTTCGCCAATGAAATCCCCTACAACGCCGAAGTCGAGATCGTCGGCGACGGCCCGAACAAGGTGTTCCTGCGCAGCTACACGACCACCGGCAACGGCATGGTCGTAACCGGCTCCTCAAGCCTCGGCTCGGCGAACCGCATTGTCGCGAGCGGCTTCACCCTTGAGTACAAAGGAACGGGCCAGGCAGCCGGCAAGGGCGGCGTCGTATTCAAGCGCAAGCCGTTCTGGCAGAACGTGGTCGTCAAAGGCTTTCGCGACTTCTGCGGTCGGCCCGATTCGATCGACGGCACAGTGGGCGGCGCGGTGTTCTTTCCCGAGCTGCGCAACTGCCGATTCGCGGAGAGCACCGCGGGCGATGGGTTCCAGCTGCGTTTCGGCGCGAACTGCTGGAACTTCAACAACTGCCAATTCGACAAGAACGCCAAGAAGGGCTTTCACCACTACACGGACGGCGGCGCCACCTACGGGACCGTCATCAAGGGCGGTCAGGCCAGCTACAACAGCGAGCAGGGCTGGTACATCGAGAACGGCACCGACATTTCCATCGATGGGATCTACGGCGAGTACAACTGCAGCCCGACGAACACGAACACGGATGGGTACACGAACACGGCGCTGTCCGCGACCGACCGCATGGTTGACTTCCACTTCGGAGATGGTGCCAACCGGGTAAAGGCCAACCTCGCAGCGGTCCTCGGCAACAACGACGCCCATGTGCGCGTCCCGAGCGCGACCAATGCCTACAGCGCCAAGGTGGATGTCACGGCGGGCGGCAAGCGCTACACCCCGATCTGCGGTGCGCTGCGGACCTCGACCGCGACCACGCTCACGCAGCTCGTGGCTGACTTCAACGCGGCCATTACGGCCCTCAAGAATGGGAAGGTCGGCGGCTAAATCAAAGCCGCTGATTTAATTTCAAAGGAAATCAAATGGCACGCGGAGGCAGGCGTGATGGCGCTGGCCGCAAGCCGGGCACGCTAAACAAGGCGACGCAGGAGCAGCGCGACGCGATTGCGGCATCGGGGCTGACGCCGCTCGAATACATGCTGGCTGTGATGCGAGACGGCGGCGCGGACGAAGCTCGGCGCCTGGACGCGGCCAAGGCGGCGGCGCCCTACTGCCACGCGCGCCTCACGGCGGTGGAACTCAGCGGCCCCGGCGGCGACCCTGTCGAGACGGTGAGCCGCATCGAACTGGTCGCGATGCGTGACAGCCGTCCGGATTGAACTCCCCGACAAGCTGATCCCGGTATTCGAGGGGCCGGCGGACGTCCGCGGCGCCTACGGTGGCCGCGGCTCGGCCAAGACGCGCAGCTTCGCCAAGATGGCGGCGGTTCGCGGGCTGATGTACGGCAAAGCCGGCGTGTCGGGGCAAATCCTCTGCGCGCGCCAGTTCATGAACTCGCTCGACGACTCGTCGCTCGAGGAAGTGAAGAGGGCAATCGAGGACGAGCCGTTCCTGGCCGAGTACTACGAGGTCGGCGAGAAGTTCATCCGCAGCCGAGATCGGCGCGTGTGGTTTTCGTTCGCTGGCTTGGATCGCAGCATCGAGTCGATCAAGTCGAAGGGCCGCATCCTGCTGTGCTGGGTGGACGAGGCCGAGCCGGTCACCGACAGCGCGTGGTCGATCCTGATCCCGACGCTGCGCGAGGAAGGCGAGGGCTGGAACGCCGAGCTGTGGGTGACGTGGAACCCGAAGCGCAAGAGCGCAGCGGTGGAGCGGCGCTTTCGTCAGTCGACCGATCCGCTGGTGAAGGTCGTCGAGCTCAACTGGCGTGACAACCCGCGGTTCCCGGCGAAGTTGGAACGCGACAGGCAGCGTGACCTCGCCGATCCGCTGGCGGACTACCCGCATGTGTGGGAGGGCGCGTTTGCCACGGCGATCACCGGCGCCTACTACGCCACCGATCTGACGAAGGCGAAGCAGGAAGGCCGCATCAGCGTCGTGGCGGCCGATCCGCTGCTGACGCTGCGGGTGCATTGCGACATCGGCGGTACGGGCGCCAAGGCCGACGCTTTCACGATGTGGGTTGACCAGTTCGTGGGCCAGCAGGTCCGCATCATCGACTACTACGAAGCGGTCGGGCAGCCGATGGCGACGCACGCCGCCTGGCTGCGCTCGAAGGGCTACACGCCGGAGCGGACGACCATCGTGCTTCCGCATGACGGCGCGCAGCAGGACAAGGTGTACGCCGTGTCCTACCGCAGCGCCTTCGAGGACATGGGCTACACGGTCGTCGTGATCCCGAACATGGGCGCCGGCGCGGCATCCCGCCGCATCGAAGCGGCACGCCGGCTGTTCCCGAGCATCTGGTTCAACGAATCCACAACCGGCCCAGGGCGCGACGCGCTGGGCTGGTATCACGAAAAGCGGGACGAGGAACGCGGCATCGGCTTGGGGCCGAATCACGACTGGGCGAGCCATGCGGCCGACAGCTTTGGCCTGATCGCCGTCGACCACGCCAGCCACGCCCCGAGCCTGCCGATCGGCCCTGACTTCTACGACTACGCGGTGGACTACTGACCATGGGCTACACGAAAGAGCAGCGCGCCGACAACAAGCTGCTCGACGCCATGCGCGAGCAGTACCCGAAGGCCGTGGATGCGTGCTCGACGCTGTACGACATGGCGCGCGATGACATCAAGTTCGTCAGCGTGCCTGGCAACCAGTGGGACGAGACGCTCAAGCAGCGGCGCAAGAACCGGCCGACCTATGAGTTCCCGAAGCTGCGCATGCAGCTACAGCAGATCATCAACGAAATGCGGCAGACCCGCCCGCAGGGCAAGGTGCGCGGCGTCGAGGAAGCCGACCGGGGCCTCGCCGAACTGATGCAGGGCCTGTGCCGGAACATCGAATCCACCAGCACCGCCGACCGCGCCTACGACATCGCCTTCGAACAGGCGGTGATGGGCGGCATGGGCGTATGGCGGATCTGCACGGATTACCTGAACGACGACGACCTCGAACAGGACATCCGCATCGAGCCGATTCGCAACTTCGCGTGCGTGAAGTTCGACCCGGCCGCGGTGAAGATCGACCGCCGCGACGCGCGCTACGTGTTCGTCGAGGAACTGATCCCGCGCAGCCAGTTCGAGGCCGACTATCCGGACGCCAAGCTGGAGGATTTCGAAGGCGACGCCCATTGCCGGCAGCACTGGCAGGACCGCGATCAGGTCCGCATCGCGGAGTACTGGTACAAAAAGCCGGTCACGCGCGAGCTGTGGGTGGTGCGCTCGGCCAACGGCGATTCGGTGGTGAACAGCGACGAGCTCGGCGTGTCCGAGGATGAGCTGGCCGCCGCTGGGCTGGAAATCGTCAACCGCCGCACGGTCAAGACCCACAAGGTCTGCATGCGGATCACCAACGGCCACGAGTGGTTGACCGACGAGTACGAGTTCCCGTCCAAGTACATCCCGATCGTCGTCACCTGGGGGAACATCCTCAACGTCGATGGCGAGGACTACTGGTGCGGCGCGGCACGCTTCGGCAAGGACCAGCAGCGGCTCCACAACGTGCACCGCACGGCTATCATCGAGGCGGTAGCGAAGTCGCCGAAGGCACCGTTCATCGCCAAGCCGAAGTGGGTCGGCCCGCACAAGCGCCAGTGGGACAACGCCAACGCCGAGGACTACCCGGTGCTGTGGCTCGACGACAGCGCCGAGCCCGGCGGCATCCCGCAGCGCGTCCCGCAGGCCGAGGTGCCGGTCGCGCTGATCCAGCTCGCGGGCATGGACGCCGACGACATGAAGGCGGCCACGGGCATCTACGACGCCTCGTTGGGCGCCCGGTCGAACGAGACGTCGGGCCTCGCCATCAACTCGCGCAAGCAGCAGGGCGCGACGGCGACGTTCAACTACATCGACAACCTCACCTACGCGATCCGCTACACCTACGAAATCCTCGTCGACATGATCCCGCGCGTGTACGACACGCCGCGCGTGGTCCGCATCCTCGGTGACGACGGCGCCGCGAAGTGGAAGCAGCTCTACCAGGAAGTGCAGGACCCGGAGACGGGCGAGACACGCATCCTGAACGACATCCGCAAGGGCAAGTACGACGTCACGGTGACGGTCGGCCCGAGCTATGCGACGCAGCGCATGGAGGCGGCCGAAGGGTTCGCCCAGCTTGCCGGCCAGATCGGCGGCGCGTTCCCGGCGGTTGGCCCGCTGCTCGCCTACGCGACCATGCACAACAGCGACCTGCCGGGCATGGAGGAGATCGACAAGGCGCTGCGTAAGGTGCTAGTCGGGCAGGGCTTGCTCGAGCCGAAGGAAGGCGACCAGCCGCCGGCGCCGCCGCAGCCCAACCCGAAGGACGTTGCCGACGCGCAGAACAAGCAAGCGAGCGCCGCGCTCAACCAGGCGAAGGCCGAGGGCCAGCAGCTGCAGAACGTGCAGACGCAGGCCCAACTCATGCACGCGCACATGATGGGCGGCATGCCACCGCCGCACCCGATGATGCCGCCACCCGGACCGCAGTTCGGGCCACCCGACCAGCCGCCGCAAGGCGGTTTTTTTTCGCCTGACGGTCAGCCGCCGGGCAGCCCCACCGGCTTCTAGCCGGCCCGCATCGGCGCGGTCACGCCGAATCCCCTGAGGAACCGATGAGCGATACAACCAACACCGCCCCGAGCGGTGCGGACGCTGCTGCGCCCGCTCCCAAGTCCGACGCCGAAGCCGCCCTGCAGGCGCAGGCGACGCCCGAAGCGAAGCCCGAGCCCACCGAAGAGCAGAAGGCCGCCGAACAGGCGGAAAAACAGCGTCAGGAGGAAGAAGGCAAGAAGAAAAACCGCACCCGCGAGTACATCGTCCGACTGCAAAGCCGCGTCGCCGAGCTCGAAAGCCGTCTGCACTCGCAGGTGCAGGTTCCGCAGTCCAACGCGCACCGCGCGTCGCCGAATCAGTCGCAGGGGGAAGCACGTCCCACGCTGGCCGACTACGGCTACGACTTCAACGCCTGGCAACAGGCCGACACCGAATGGGTCGACAGGCAGGCAGAGCGTCGCGCCGCCGAACTGTTCGACAAACGCGCCACGCAGGCGCGACAGCAGGAAACCGTAGCCTCCTACGAGTCGAAGATCGCCGCGTTCGCCGAGCAAGCCCCCGACTTCTATGAGGTCGTCGGCTCGATCGACCCGGCCTTCCTTCCGAGCGAATTGCAGGCCGCGATCATGGCCCACCCCGACGGGCCGGCGATCGCTTACCACCTCGGGACCAATGACGAAGCTCTCTGGAATCTGGCGTCGATCCGGGCCGATCTGCTGCCCGCCGCCGTCCAGCGACTCGCCGCGCGTCTAGGCGCCGCGCCCGCCCCGCAGGGAAGCCCTGCGCCGGCCATCACGCCGACCAAACCCATCACCCAGGCCCCGCGACCCGCGCCCACGGTCGGCGGTCGTGCGCCCGTGTCTGTTGACCCGGAGCGCATGACGACCGACCAGTGGCTCGAGTGGCGGCAGGCCCAACTCAAGAAAAAGGGCTAATCCACCATGAGCAACACCCTGCTGACCCCGACCGCAGTGACCCGCGAGTCGCTGCGCGTCCTCCACCAGAAGCTGAACTTCGTCGGCAACATCACCCGCGATTACGACGAGTCGTTCGCGAACTCCGGCGCCAAGATCGGCGACACCATCAAGATCCGCCTGCCGAACCAGTACACGGTGCGCTCGGGCGCGACGCTGTCGACGCAGGACACGACCGAGACCTCGGTCAGCCTGCAGGTCAACAACCAGAAGGGCGTGGACCTCAACTTTACCTCGGTCGACCTGACGCTCTCGCTGGACGATTTCAGCAAGCGCATCATCGACCCGGCGATGTCGGTCCTGGCTGCGGCCATCGAGTCGGACGTGCTGTCCAACGTCTACCAGGACGTCTACCAGTCCATCTGGAACGGCGGCGCGGCGGCGACCTACAACAAGGCGCTCGACTGCCGCGTGCTGCTGCAGCGTGCCCTGGCCCCGGCCAACGACCGCACCATGCTCCTCGATCCGCAGGCGATGGCCGACGTGATCAAGGACACCAAGACGCTGTTCCAGGACGACGCCTCGATCTCGAAGCAGTACCGCGAGGCGATGGTCGGCCGTGCGGCCGGCTTCGACTGGGGCGAGAACACCATCCTGCCGAGCCACACGCGCGGCGCGGCGGACACCGCCTACGTCGTCAACACCTCGACCGGAATCACCTCGGGCTCCAACCTGATCGCCGTGACCACCGGCACCGGCGCGGCCAACAAGGGCGACGTGTTCACCATCGCCGGCGTGTACTCCGTGCATCCGGAGACGAAGGTGTCGACCGGCCAGCTGCAGCAGTTCGTGGTCGCGACGGCCTACGCCGGCGGCGGCGGCAACATCACCGTATCGCCGACCCCCGTCACCTCGGGCGCGACGCAGAACGTCACGATCGTTTCGGCCGGCGCAGGCAAGGCGGTGACGTGGGCCGGCACGCTGTCGACCGCCGTGCAGACGGGCCTGGCGTTCCAGAAGGGTGCGTTCGCGTTCGCGACCGCCGACCTGGTCATGCCGAAGGGCGTCGATTTCGCCGCGCGCGAAGTCATGGATGGCATCAGCATGCGCATCGTCCGCAACTACGACATCGTGAACGACAAGTTCCCGTGCCGTCTCGACGTGCTGTACGGCTATAAGACGCTGCGTGCCGGCCTGGCCGCGCGTTTCCACAACAACTGATCCACCAGCAGCGCCTAGCGGGGGCCCTTCGGGGCCCTCGCTCTTTTCCGGAGTCGCCATGACCCAGGTTTCCAGCATCGTGCGCGATGCCCTGCTGCACTTGCGGGTGCAGGACGCGGCCGAAGCCGTCGACGCGCAGGCCATGCAGGACGCGATTCGCGCCCTCAACGGCATGATGCAGCGATGGGAGGCCGATGGCGTCTCGGTCGGGTGGACCGACGTGTCCGCGCCCGATGACGCCCTGTCTGCGCCCTCTGAGGCGGAGGAGGCCATTTCCTACAACCTCGCCGTGCGCCTGCGTGCGCGCTACGGCGTGGCGATTGACCCCGACGTGATCCAGATGGCGACGGACGGCCTGGCCGCCCTGCGCGCCGACGTCATCGCCAACACCTATTCCCGCATCAGCTACGCCGACCTGCCCATGGGCGAGGGCTGGTGTGGCGGCTACAACTTCAACAACGGCTGACCGATGACCGACCACGTCATCCAGGTTCGCTACACGAAGGACGCCGGCAACTGGGCGTCCTTCCGCGACCTCAACGCCGGCGCGACGGGTGCGTTCGGCAAGCAGCTGGCGGCGCGCCAGCTCGGCCAGGCGCTTTGGCGCGTGTGGGAGACGTGCGACACCTCACCGTTCCCCGCCGACCTCTACGGAGCCGCGATACTTGTCAACGGGGCGTCGGATTGGCAGGACTTCCCGCTGCCGGATGGCAGTTACGACGACCAGACGCGCGAGTGGACGCAACAGGACGTCGTCAACTACCTGCCGCTGTTCGCTCAGCAGGGAGGCGCGCGCTCGAGGGCGCTGTACCGCACGGCGCCGGGGCTGGATGTGTTCGCCAACATCGGAAACGGCCCGCATCGCGGCGCGATCAGTGTCGAAGGGACGTTGTTCGTGGTGTCTGGCACCGCGCTCTATGAGGTGGCGAAGGACGGCACGGCGACCAGCCGCGGCACGATCCCCGGCACCGGCCGGGTGTGCATGGCCTACAACCAGATCACCAGCGGCAACCAGCTGGTCATCGGCAACGGATCGAGCGGCTACGTCTACAACACGGTGACGGGCACGTTCACGCAGATCACCGACGACGGCTTTGCCGGCTTCAAGTCCTGCGACTTCCTCAACCAGTACATCGTCGGCGTCGAGCCGCTGGGCCGGTTCTGGTATCACTCCGAGCTCGTCGATGCGCTGAGCTACAACACGCTGGACCGCTACGGCGCGGAAACCTCGCCCGACGCGATCATGGGGCTGATCGCCTCGCACAACGAAGTGCTCGTGTTCGGCGCCCGCACGATCGAGCCGTGGGTCAACGAGCAGGAAAGCAACGCGGCGGCCACGGCCTTCCAATTGCAGCGCGGATCGGTGATTGAGCGCGGATGCCTCAACGGCAACACGATTCGCAGGCTCGACAACTCGGTGTTCTTCCTCGGCGACGACCGCATCGTGTACCGGCTCAACGGCTATACGCCGGTGCCGATCAGCACGCAGCCGATGGCGGTCGCCTTCCGCGACCTCGACCCGACCAAGGCGTTCGCGTTCACCTTCGAGGACAACGGGCACGTCGTCTACTACCTCACCTGGGGCGACGGGCGGACGTGGGGCTATGACGTGGCGAGCCAGAAGTGGCACCGCCGCGAGTCCTTCGGCCTGAATCGCTGGCGCCTCAACACGCTGGTGAAGTGGGGCAACGAGTGGGTCGGCGGCGATTTCCAGAACGGCAAGCTCTACCGCATCGCCTGGGGCTATCCCTACGAGGGCTGCGAGATCATGCCGCGGCGGCTGCGCACGAGCGTGCTGCATGCCGACAGCAACCCGGTCACGGTCAACGGCTTCCGCATCGAGGCCGCCACCGGCCAGCCGATGTCGGTGCTCGGCGCGGCGTTGCCGCCGGCGATCAGCGGCGCGCTGCCGGATGCGACCGCCGGCGACGTCATCGACTATCAGTACACCGTCACGCCAGCCTACCCGGGCCAAGCAGTCACGCTTTCCGTCAGTGGGGATTTCCCGCCTGGTCTCACCTTGGACGCAACCGGGCATGTTACCGGAACGCTGCCAAGTGGATCAGACGGGATCTACACCTTCTCGATTCGGCCATCGAGCGAATGCGCCGATGGCGCCGCGCTCAATGAGGTGGTGACGATTGCGCCGCTGCCGTCTGTCGACTATGACGTAACGGGCATTCCCTACAAATTCATGTACGCAGCCGATGCGAACATCAATACCGACTACTCCTCGCCGAGCTACGACGATTCGGCATGGAGCACGGGACAAGGTGGATTCGGTTTCGAAGGGACGACGGCCTTCGCGGATCAGGACATCAATACCGGCACGGACCGCGGGTATGGCGCGCGCATCTGGCTGCGTCAGCGCGTGGCGATGGCGGCCGGCCGCGATTGTCTGGTGACGGTCTACCGCGACGACGGCGCGAAGTTCTGGTGGAACGGCGTGAACTACGCCCTGAGCACGACCACCGACTACTACCGCCTCACGGTCACGATTCCTGGCTCCGCGGTCACTGGCAACGACCTCGCCGCGCTGCGCGTTACCGATGGTAAGCCCGACCCCGGTGATTCGGGTTCGGTGGGCTCGGACGGCATCTACGCCTCGATGAAGTTCCAGTCGCTATGAGCCCCATCCGCGTAATCGGTCGCCTCGACGTAAGCGCGGCAGTGAAGCAGCTCGATGCCAACCCGCAGGTGTGGAACCGGCACAGCCTGCGGCGTGAGGCGTATGTGCATCGGCAGGTCGACGACATTTGGGTGCGCTACAACGCGTGGGCCAACTTCACCGGCGACGCGGCGGCCTTCAACGGCCCGCACGAGTCGGTGTGGTATCCGGTCGTGACCGAGGTGCCGGCGCTGTGGTCGCTGGCGCGGCAGGCCAAGCGGATCGCAGGCGCGACGGAACTCGGCGGCGTGCTGGTGACGCGGATCCCGCCAGGCGGTCGTGTCGAGCCGCACATCGACCGCGGCTGGCACGCGGAAACGTACCGCAAGATCGGTGTGCAGATCAGCGGCCACGAACAGCAGGCGTTCTGTTTCGACGATGCGGAGCTGCGCCCGCTCACCGGCGACGTGTACGAGTTCCGCAACGACATCACGCATTGGGTGGTGAACGACTCCCCGGTGCCGCGCATCACCCTGATCGTCTGCTGCAAATGAACGTAGACTTCTGCGTGCTGGGCCTGCCGCGGTCCGGCACGACATGGTGTGCCAACTGGTTGACCACGGACACGACGCTGTGCCTGCACGACCCGTTCCGGTTCCTGCCGGAGCAGTGGCCGCGCGACGGCCGACGCTTCGGGGTGAGCTGCACAGGCGGCTACCTGATGCCGAAGTGGCTGGACCGGCTCGACTGCCCGATCGCCGTGATTGAGCGCGACCCGGCCGACTGCGACGCCTCGCTGGCGCGCATGGGGCTCGGGCAGGTAGGTGTGCTGGCGCCAGAGCTCGCCCGCGTCGACGCTCGACGATGGCGGTTTGCTGACCTCTGGAACGAAGAAAAAGCCCGCGACCTGTGGGCTTTTTTATTGCCTGACGTGCGTTTCGACGCCGTGCGCTACCGCCTGCTGCGCGACATGCAGGTGCAACCCCACCCGAGAACGTGGACTCCCGACACTGACGTGTTGCGGGAGCTGCAAGCGCGCGGCTTGTTGCCGCAGGAGAACTGAACATGCCATGGGGCTATGCAGCGGTCGCCGTTGCCAGCATCTACAGCGCGAACAAGCAGTCCAAGGCTGGCGAGAAAGGCGCCCAAGGACAGGTGGCGGCGTCACAGTACGCCACCGACGAGCAGCGCCGCGAATACGACCAGTCGCGGCAGGACCAGCTGCCGTTCCTGCAGGCCGGACAGGATGCGCTCGGCCGTCAGGCCGCGTTCCTCAATGGGGACTGGTCCGGCTTCGAGAACTCGCCCGACTACAAATTCGCGCTGGATCAAGGGCTCAAGCTGTCCGACCGCAGCGCGGCCGCGCGCGGCTCGCTGTTCAGCGGCGGTCATTCCGCCGACCTGATGCAGCTCGGGCAGGGGCTCGCGCAGCAGAACGCGAACGACTACTGGAACAAGCTCGCCGGCCGCGCGGGGCAGGGGCAGGTCACGGCCTCCAACCTCGGCCAACTCGGCGCCAACATGGCGACCAACATCGGCAACAACGCGATGAACGGTGCCAACGCGCGCGCGTCGAGCTATGCGAACACCGCCAACGCCTGGGGCAACGCGACCAACCAGCTCGCTGGGCTGGTCGGCCAGTACTACGGAAACCGCGCCAACACCAACACGGGGCAGTGGTACTGACATGGCCGACATCCTTCCCGTTTCGCAGATGATCCAGCAGCCGAACCTGTTGGGCGGTTTCCAGCAGGGGCTGCAGTTCGGCCAGGCGCAGCGTGACCGGCGCAACAACCAGCAAGCCGCGCAGCTGTACGCGCAGGCGATGCAGGCGCCCGTCGAGCAGCGGCCGGCGCTGCTCGCGCAGATCGCGCAGCTGACCGGCGTCGAAGGCGCCACGACCGCGCAGGCTGGACTCGGCCGGCAGGACAGCGCCGCGCACGACGACCTCGTGCAGTCCGCCAGCCAGTTCGCGGCCATCGCCGAGGCTGATCCCGCCACCGCCCAGCAGATGTACCCGGCGCTCGCGGCCAAGGCGCACGCCGTGGGCATTCCCGTGCCGACGACCTACGACCCGCGGTTCCTGCCGGCGATCCAGAAGCTCGCCACCATCGGCAGCCCGGGCGGCGCGGTGCAGTCGACCTACGTCGACGCGCAGGGCAACCGGGTCGCGATCATGCGCGACGGCTCGCACCAGGTGATCGGGCAGAACGCACCGAACATGCAGATCATCGACAACGGGCAGGGGTTCTACGGCGTCAACAAGTCGAATCTGGCCGCCACGCCTGTAACGTTGGGCGGCGCCCCACAACAGGCCGCGCCGACGCAGTTCACCGGCGTCGATGGCCGCCCCGTGCAGATCGACCCGAATCTGCCGCCGGCCGTGCAGGCGTCCATTCGCGCCAACGAGGGCGCCTACGCGCAGGCGCCGAACATGGCGACCGCACAGATCGGCCAGCAGCCACAGCAGTTGCGGAGCATGCCGAAGCCGGCCGACATCCGCGCCGAGCAGGCGCAGGCCATGCAGATCGCCGAGTTCAACGCCAAGCAGTCGCACACGCTTTCGCCGGCCGAAGTGGCCGCGCGCGGCTATCGGCCCGGCACCATCGTGCAGGTCGACGGATTTGGCAACGAGTCGGTCAAGCAAGCGCCGGAAGGCGCACGCAACAGCATGTCCGACGTCGACCGCCGTGCCATCCTCGCGGCGAAACAGAAGGTGCCGCAGCTGCAGAACGCCATCCGCGGCCTCGATCGCATCAACGACGCCCTCAAGGCGCTGCAAGGTGGCCTCGTCGATACGGGCCCGCTGGATCAGTTCGCGCAGCGGTACACGAAAGAAGGGCAAGAGCTAGAGGCGGCGGTCGGCGGCATCCAGAACAGCATCCTCGCACTCACCCGCGTGCCGGGCATCGGCTCACAGTCCGACCTCGAAGCACGTATCGCGATGCTGCAATACCCATCGCTCGACAAGAACCCCGAAACGAACGCTCGCACGCTGCAGAACCTCAGATTGTTCATGCAGGACTTGGCGAATGCCTATCAGAACGTGCTATCGCAGCCTGACGCCGCGCCATCGACGACGCACGCGCCATCCGCCAGCGGTGCCAGCTACGACCCACTGGGCATCATGCAAGGAGGCCACTGATGCCGACGCTCGCCGAGCTGAAAGCCTCGTCGCCCGCGTATGCGGCGATGGACGACATGCAGTTTGCGTCCAAGGTGTACCGCACGCACTACGCCGACAAGATGAGTTTCCCGGAGTTCGCGCAGCGGGTCGGGTTCGACCCGTACGGCGACGCACAGGGTCACGATCCGACTGAGGGCATGTCCAACGCCGACAAATTCTGGTCCGGCATGGGCAAGGCGTTCACCGACACCGGCCACGGGCTAGTGCAACTCGGCGCGACGGGCTCGCGCATCGTTGCCGAGCACACGCCGGACATTCTCGGCGGCGCCCGCGGCGTGCAGTTCTATGGCGACATCGAACGCAAGCTGCAGGCGCAGGAGGCGGAGCGCCGCCAGCGCGACAAGCCGCTGATGAGCACCAAGGCCGGCACGGCGGGCGAGGTGGCGGGCGTTCTGGCGCAGATCCTCGGCCCCGGCATCGCATTGCGTGGCACGGCGGCTGGTGCGGCGCTGCTGCCGCGGACCATCGCCGGCAACGTGGTGCAGGGCGTTGGCATGGGTGCCCTGCGGCCCGTCACGAACAATGGCGAGCGCAGCACCAACATGCTCGTCGGTGGCGGACTGGGCGTATTCGGCTCGGCGGCTCCGAAGATCGTGGGCGGCGCCGCGCGCCCGGTGGTCAACTACCTGGGGCGCTTCGGCCAGAAGGGTGCACAGAAGCAGGCCGCACGGATCATCGCCGACGAAGCGGCGAACCGTGCCAACCTACTCGCCGCCGCCCCGAGCAATGTCCCGGGCGTGCAGCGCACGCTCGCGGAGGAATCGCTGGATCCCGGCATCGCGCGCCTGGAGCGCAACGCCCGCAGCACGGGGCAGGGCTTCGACGCGATCGACCGGCAGAACAACCTCGCCCGCGTGGATGCGCTGCGGGGGGTCGCCGGCACGCCTGAGGACATGGCAGCAGCCGAGGCCGAGCGGCACGCCACCTCCGAACCGTTCCGCCGCGCGGCAATGCGTGCGACCGGCGTCGATACCGAAACGCTCCGCAACCAACTCGCCCGTGCACAGCAGCTGTTCGACGGCCGTCCGGCCGTGCAGCAGACACTCGACTATGTCGCCAACCAGCTCTACCGCGATGCCACGCCGGCCGAACTCAAGGCGGGGTTCCCGGCGCGCATTCCGCGCGACGAGGTCGCCGGCCTGTCGAACGTGCGCGACACACTCAAAGACCTGATGAACGGCAAGCTGTCCGGCGATGCGCCGGCAGCGGAGGCCGCCACGCGTCAGATCATGATGGTCCGCAACGGCCTCGACCGCGCGATCGGCAAAACGGCGCCCGAGTTCAAGGGCTACCTACAGGCGTACCGTGAAGGCTCGCAGCCGATCAACCGGATGCAGCTCGGCCAGCATCTCCTCGACAAGGGGTCGGGCGCGGTGCTGGATCCGGTGACGGGCGCGCCGACACTCGCGCCGGCGGCGTTCAGCCGGCAGGCCAACAACCTAGACGCCGCGGCCGCAGCGGCCACAGGTTTCCGCAAGGCCAAGGCGGCCGACATCCTGCAGCCGCAGGACACGGCGATCATCAAAGCGATTCAGGACGACTTGGAGCGCAAGGCGTTCGCCGGCACAGCGGGCAGTGGCGGCAATTCGCACACGTTCGAACGGCAGGCGCTCGAGAACAAGCTCGGCGCGCAAGCAGCCAGCGGCGTGCCCGTGCTCGGCAAGTTCGCCAGCGTGCTCAACCAGATCAACGACCGCCGCGTGCAAGCCCAGGTGGTTTACCTGCTGCAGAACCCGAGCCGCGCCCGGGCCGTGCTGTCCTCACTCCCGGCCGATGAGCGGCGAGTCGTCCAGGACGCGCTGTCCCGGGCTGGCGGCCTCGCCGGCGCCATGACGCCCGCGCTCGCGGAATAGGAACCGCACCACCGCGTTATCGGGTAGGCGCCGGTGCAGCGCCCGCAGGGGTAGCAGGATCAACACGTAGTAGCCGACCGCGATCAGGACCGCGATCAACCCCTTGAGCGCCACCGCGTAAACCCAGCCCGGCATCACCCATTCCCAGCCCG